TATATATGCTTTCATGAGAACCATCCTGAAGCAGAATTAAATAAAGGCTGGGAATATGTGAATCTTGCTACAGAGTTTGACAACTCTGAGCATAACTTATCGGATCAAAAAAGACAAAGAATGGTAAAAATGCTTCCTCATATTTTTTTACCCGATCACATATATTCTATATACCTAGATCCTTCTTATTATGTTAATAAAATTTTTTATGATAAATGTTATGAGTATATAAAGAAAGACGTAAACTTTGGGGTTTGTAGTAGAAAAAGAACATTTAAGGAAGAGATAGAACACGCTCACAGTAATCATAAAATATCTTCTTTAGAAGAATATTTAACTATTAAAACTCACTATGAAAACAGTTCTTTTTACAGTTCTAATGGAAGCTGGTTAATAAGAAAAAAGAGAGATACTGTCAATAATATCAACACTGCTTGGTATAAATTATTTCTTGGAACATTTAAAGAAAGAGGCCGAGACCAGCTTCTTTTACCAATAGCTACTCCGAAAGACTCCGTTTATTTTTTAGACGAAAAGGACCTCTATGATAATTGTTTTGAAGACCTTAGATTTAATGATTATGAAGACCCTCAGATAGACAAAAGTCTAATTTTATAGTATACAGTTATAACAAAATAAGAGAGAAAAAATGATTAAACCCGAAGAAATTAAAGATCAAAATTTTAAATTGTTTTTAGGAATGCCTATGTATGGTGGGATGCTCACAGAATGCACATTACATGGTCTTCTTGAATTACAGACTTGGACACAACAAAATAATGTCGCTTTAAGAATTCAAACTATGGGAAACGAAAGTTTAATAACTAGAGCTAGAAATACCATGGTCTCTATGATGATGGATCAAACAGATTATGTAGCCACTCATTTATTATTTATAGACGCTGACATCGGCTTTACAGCTGAGAACATACAAAGATTACTTTGTTCAGATAAAGATATTGCTTGTGGTATTTATCCTAGAAAGCATATTTATTTAGATAGAATTCCTGGTATTTTAAAAGATCACCCTAATGCTGATGCAGCTGAAATAGAGGCTAGAGCTCTAGGTTATAACGTCAATTTTGACACTACTACAAATTTAAAACATGAAAATGGGTTTTTTAAAGTAAGTGAAGCCGCTACAGGAATGATGTTAGTTAAAAGAGAAGTCTTCAGAACTATGATGAAAAAATTTCCCGAAAGAAAATATGAGTCTGATCAAATAGTAAATGGAGGTTCTTACAAATCAGATAATTGTTATGATTTATTTGCAGTTGGTCCTTATGATACTGAAGGGGGTAAAAGATATCTTTCCGAAGATTATTATTTTTCTAGATTATGGCAAGAATGTGGAGGAGACATTTGGGCTGATTTAGCGATGCCTTTATCACATTATGGCAGTAGGCATTTTAAAGGTCATGTAGGTAGTTTACTGGAGAAGCAAGATACGTAGATATCAAGCTATTTGGCATTTGAATCAACAAAAATAAATAGTATATTGGCAGGATGCCTTTAATAAATTTTAGACCTACACCAGGTATTAACAAAGAAGTGACCGACCTTACAGGAGAAGGAAAATGGGTAGATGGTGATAATGTACGCTTTTTTCAAGGCCTTCCTCAAAAAATCAAAGGATGGGAAAAGTTTATTTCCACTACTTTAGTAGGTGTAGCTCGTGATCAACATGCTTGGGTAGCTTTGGATGGTATAAAATATATTGCTGTTGGTACAGATAGAAAATTATATGTTGTAAGTGAAGGATTAGCCTACGATATTACTCCTCTCAGATCCACAGATGCTCTTACCAATCCTTTTACAACTAATGCCACTACCTCAGTTTTAGTAACAGACACAGGTCATGGATGTGATGTAGGTGCTTTTGTTACCTTTGATTCCTTTTCAACAATAGATGGACTAGATATGAACAAAGAATTTGAAGTTACTTCAGTGGTAAATACTGCTGCTTATGTTGTTACTCATACAAGCACTGCTTCGGGATCTACAGCGGGAGGAGGAGGATCAGGTAATGCTAAGTATCAAATTAACCCTGGACCTGAATTTTCACTTCAAGCTTTCGGATGGGGAACAGCCACATGGGGAAATTCTACTTGGAATACACCAAGATCAAGCTCTAATGTTACTTTAGAAGCTAGACAATGGTCATTAGATAATTTTGGCGAAGATTTAATTGCTACTGAATTGAATGGAGGAGTATATAAATGGGACACATCAGTAGGTTTAGCGACAAGAGCCTCTCAAATTACTAATGCTCCTCTGAAATCAAGATTAGGTTTAATATCTACTCCTGATAGACATTTACTTTTAATGGGGACTCAACCTACTATTGGAGCCTTAAATCCTCAAGATGATTTATTAATAAGATTTTCTAGTCAAGAAGATTTAGAAACTTATGAACCAACAGCTGAAAATACAGCTGGATCACTAAGAGTTGCTGACGGATCGCGAATCGTGGGAGCAACAAGATCAAGAGGTCAAATATTAGTATGGACAGATACTTCTTTACATGCCATGCAGTTTATTGGTCCTCCTTTTACTTTTGGATTAAGACAACTAGGTCAGAATTGTGGTCTTACAGGAGCTCATGCGGCCATTGATTTAAACGGTGTCAGTTATTGGATGTCTCAAGATTCTTTTTACTTATTCGATGGTTCAGTTAAAAAAATACCTTGTACCGTAGAACAATATGTATTTGATAATATAAACACATCTGCTTCTAATAATGTTTATGTAGGGCACAATGGTGAATTTAACGAAATACTTTGGTTCTATGCGAGAACAGGTTCGGATCAAATAAACGCTGTAGTGGCTTACAATTATTTAGAAGGATCTTGGTGGATTGGGACTTTAGATAGAACAACTTGGATTGATAGAGAAGTTTATTCTAGTCCTATTGGAACAGAATATTCAGCTTCAACTATAGCTAATAATGAAGTTATTTTAGGATTAACTAACGGAGCCACACAAATGTATTCACATGAAGTAGGAAACAACGCTGACGGTGAAGCGATTACTGCTTACGTAAAATCAGGGTCAGTACAAATTGCTCAAGGAGATAATTTTGCTTTTCTGTCAAGACTTATTCCTGATGTACAAAATCAATCAGGTACTTTAAATGTAGACTTTGAATTTTTAAGATATCCAAACGATAGTGCCACTGTTACAAGAAATACAAGTTTCACTTCTACAACTGATAAAGTAGATTTAAGAGGACGTGGGAGAGAGTTTACGGCTAATGTAATTTCTAATACAACTGGAACGGACTGGCGTTTAGGTACTTTTAGATTTGAAATACAACCCGATGGTAGAAGATAATAAATAGTTGATAATAATAGATAACATTTTGAAAAAAGAATTTTGTTCTTCTTTAATCCAATATTTTGAAAATAATAAAGAACACGCAGTGGATTGGTGTGGCACTGAAATATTGATGTTAGAATTTGCTGAAAGACAATTTCTAAATAAACTTAATTTTGTTTACACTTCTTATTTAAATAATAAGGGTTTATTGCTTTGTTCTAGTTTAACTCAAATAGTAAAATGGCCTGTTGGTGTAAATAAAAATCCTCATTTAGATGACTCTAGAGAAACAGATAAACTTACTTCTGTTACTTATTTAAATGAAGATTATCACGGAGGGGAGACTTGTTTAGAGGGAATAAAAGTAAAACCTGAAATAGGCAAAACTATTTTTTTTGATGGTACATTTCATAAACATTGGGTTACAGAAGTAAAAGAAAAACCAAGATATGCTTTAACAATATGGTATACGGACGATATAAATTTGATATATTAAATCATGGCAAAAATAACATTACAAAGATTCAACGATGCTCCTGTAGAATATAATCAAAGAAGTTTTTCAGAAATAATAAGACAGCTAGAACAATTAATTCAAGCATTAAATAGTTCTTATACAGAACAAACTCAAAGAGAGAGCACAAGAAGAACTTGGTTCTTAGGATAAGATATGGCAGACGTATTTAGAAGATTTACACAAACAGCTCCTGACACAGCCGTCAATACTATTTTTACAGTTCCTGTTGCTAACGTAGCCTCTACTCCTCCTGTTCCAGTTACTACTTTTATTGTTAAAACAATTATACTTCATAACAGTGCGGGCTCAGGAAATGTCGTTGTAAAGTTATTTCATAATGCTGGATCAGGAGACGTAGAAATCAATAATATAACCGTGGCTCACGGAACAACACAACAACTCAATGGTCCTTATGTCTATCAAGCTGGAGATATTTTAAAACTTCAAGCCGATGCAACTACTTTAAGCTCAGATATCTCGCTTTTAGAAATTAAGGAACAATAATAAACTTTATGAAAATTAGTAAGGGAAAAATAGATAAAGATATTATAGATTCTTCTTTAAAAGTAATACACAGTATGAAAGATTCTATGACTTCGAAAGATTGGAATTGTGACATACGTACTTCAAATAATCTCACGTACAATATTTTGAATATTAAGGATCTATTACCATTAAAATTTAAAATTTACGAAATCATACATTCTCACATGTTAAACTACGATAAATTTTTTGACGGAATGATAAACGGTTCTTGGGTAAATATTTACGAAAAAAATTTTTATCAAGAGTTTCATGCCCATAAAGATTCAGTTTCTAAGTGCTTCTCGGGAGTAGCTTATCTTACTCCTTTGGCAAGTCCCATAGTATTTGGTATAGAGGAAAGTATGGAGATTAAACCTGAAGAGGGAGATGTATTAGTTTTTGAAGATGATCTATTACATAGAGTTTTGCCAAATAAAAGTGATGAATTAAGAATAAGTCTAGCCTTTAATTATCAAAAGTTAATACTATGGGATGGGATTAAAGAACAACAATAAACCTGTTGATTTCCTGGTTTTTCGTATATAAAACTATAGTATGGCAAAGATTGTAGATGAGCCTAAGGTTTTGCGTTATGACGTACTTCCTAATGGCATGGAAATTCCTGTTTATAGTGCAAAAGTAGAGACTACTGTCACTAATACTAAAACTGGTCAAGAGTATAGTACACACGAGGAATGTCAGGCAGATATTGATAATCCAAGTACAGAAACAACAGAAGCAGATATTAGAAGAGATGTTCATGTAACAGCTCCTAATGTATTCGCTGGGGCTTATATGCCTCCTGAGGAATAAAAAATGCAACAACAAAAAGAGTACCCACAAATTTACGAATTAGGTCTCGGGTCACTGATTGGAGATTTTTTTGAAAATGTTAAAGATGTGGTGGGAGATGTTGCAAAAAAAGTTGCTCCCATAGCTCCTTTTCTTTTACCTTTTCTTCCTGGTGGACTCCCAGCTCAACTTGCTATTGGCGCTGGTCTCAATTTAGCTGCAGGTCAAAAACCAGTTGATGTTGCAAAAAATTTAGCAATACAAACTGCTCTTACAGGAATTACTGGAGGCTTTAATAAAAAAGCTCCTAAGATAGGTACTACTGCTAAAGGAGAGGGATCTATGCCTTTTCTTAGTCAAGATTTAGGTGCAGAAGGTATTGGAGGAGTTGTACCTGAAAAAAGTTTTTTTGGTAATTTTAAAGATTCAACAGTTGACTTTTTTACTGATGGTATGGGCGCAAGATTAAATCCAGGTAGTGATGCATCAAAATTCAACCCTAAATATCAAGCTCTCTTAGATGCGGGAGCAACAGATCTTGATCTATTGAAGATGGGAATAAATCCTGAAAGAAGTTTCTTAGGAAAATACGGTCCTTTAATGGCCGCGGCTGGTGTCGCTAGCTTACCTTTTTTAACTAAAACTCCTGACATGCCTGAAGAAGAAGAATACAATTATGTTCCTAACGAATATTACTATGGTAATGAATTAGCTTATCAACTACCTGACATTGTAGGTCCTCAAGGATACATTCCTGACTTAGCAATGGCCGCGGACGGTGGAGAGATAAATGGATTTGCTGCTGGAAGTGGTTCTAAGATAGAACATTCTGACGGTAAAGTAAGAGAACATCCTAGACGAATTGGTGAAATATCAGGAGCTGGAACTGGAACTTCAGATGATATTCCAGCAATGTTAAGTGATGGTGAATTTGTAATGACTGCTCAATCTGTTAGAAATGCGGGTGGCGGATCGCGAAAAGAAGGAGCAAAAAAAATGTATCAAATGATGAAAAGTTTAGAAAAAGGTGGTAGCTTAGTATAATGGTAGATTATGTAGAACAAATTACGAGAGAAGCACCTGATATTGAAGCAAGAAGACTCGGTCTTTTAGATTCCGCTTTAGGTTTAAGTCGTCAACCTGTAGGAGGATTTCAGTATGACTCAGCTGGCGCTCCTGTTATGGAAAATGTTATTGACCCTACTACTGGTCTTCCTCAACTAGATGCAGATGGAAATCCTATAAAAAGACCTGTTAGAGCAGGATTACCAGGGCAAGATATAGTTGGATTATCTCCTCAACAACAGCAAGCTATTCAATTAGGCGGAGCAGGGATTGGTGCTTTTGAACCTTACCTAGCTAATGCTCAAACACAACAAACAGCAGGATTATCTACTTTAGGTCAAGCGGCTCAACAATTTACAGCTCCAACAGATGCAAATATTTCTCAGTTTATGAATCCTTTTCAAGATTCTATTCGAGATGAAATTAATCGTTCTTATGATATTGCAGAACAAGGAGCAGCAGCTCAGGCGATACAGTCAGGAGCTTTTGGCGGATCAAGAGAAGGAGTTCAAAGAGCAGAGTTAGATAGAAATCGTGCTACAGCTTTAGCAAGAGCTCAGGCCGATAGTTTTTTAAATGCTCAACAAAGACAACTACAAGGAGCTCAGGGATTAGCAGGTCTTGCTCCTCAGTACGGAGCTTTTGCTGGACAGCAAGCTCAATTAGGTGCCACAGGGCAACAACTAGCTGGTCAAGATATAAATACATTATTAGGTCTCGGACAACTAGGGCAACAGTTCGGAGTTACAGACCCTACTAGTGGAGCCTTTACTCCAGGTCAAGCTCAAGTAGAAGCGCAAAGACAAAACACATTACAAAATTTATATGAGCCTTATCAGCGTGTAGGATTTTTATCTGACATATACGCAGGTGCGCCCTCTTCTACTCAAACCATCACTTCAAGCACTGGTCCCGCAGCCCCTCCTCCTATCTCCCCGCTAAGACAAATTGCTGGCTATGCAGGACTTGGTTTGGGAGCTCTTAGCGGACTTAGTGGTTTACAAGGATTATTTTAATGAATTCAGTATTATCTAGATCAATGTTTCAACCTAGGATGGTTAGAAGAGAAACAGGAAGTTCACCTATGGGAGAAATAAGTAGAGTAGAAACACCAACAGGTAGCATGTTCCCTCCTGGTTTTGATCCAAGTAAGTTTAGAATTCTAGAAGATTTAGGTGCTATTAGTTTCAGTAGTATGAACAAAGAGATGCCTGAAAAAGATTTTCAAATTAACCTCGATGATTTTATTAGAATGGGTCAAGAAGAAGGTGGAGCAGAAAAATTAAATATGATCTTTGACATGATCACTAAACCTTATGGTTTTAATTTAGAAGAATATGAGAGTTTACCTATGAGTTCTCAAGAAGAATATTTAAAAAGAGTACAAGGAAAATTATTATTTAATAAACCAGTTAACAAAGCTGAAGGAGGAGAAATGACTTCTGATGCTGTAGGTATTGCTGATGGATTAGATAGAGAAGAAGCTCCTGTAGCTGTAAGTGAAGGGGAAGGAATTGCTAAAGTTTCACCTCAACAATATGTCGAACTTATGAATCAAGTTCGTGGAGATGAAATTCCTCTTGAGGGAAGAGTGCAAGAATTAGCTATGACTGTAGGAGAAAAAGATGCTCAAGAAACACCTTTATCTGTTCTAGCTTTAGTTCAACCTGTTTTTGAATTAAAAGAGCAAGAGCAAACTGGAGTTGGTTCTGTTCCCGAAGGTCAGCAAATGATGCAGCAACAAGCTCCTATGATGCCAACAGCTTCTGATCAATTAAATCAACCGATGAGTGATGGTATTGTAAGAGCTAACACTGGACTTTTTGCGTCATTAGAAGGTGCAGGTTTTGATCCTGCTAAATTAGCGGCTGTTAAGACTTTAGGAACAGATTTTTTTGGCCTTGATGCTGCACCAGTAGATACAGCAGCAAAAAGAAAAGAGTATGAGAGAATGCTTTTAAGTAAAGAGGATTTTAGAAATCAAGCTAAGTTATCTGCGGCTCCGTACTTACTGCAAATAGGTTCTGCGGCCCTAGATCCTAATGTATCAACTTCTGAATTATTAGCGGGCGGTGCTCAAGGTTTATCTGCATTTGGAACTAATATCGGAAAAACAACTCAACAAGTAAAAGACAATGCATTAAAAATGGCTTTAGCAGATAAACAAAATCAAGAAAATAAAGAGATGTCTTTTATAACTGCTTTGGCTCCAAAGATTTTGGATAGTGCATTAAAAGACCCTAATCAAGTGACAATGGATCTTTTAAATATAAGCTCCAAGAATCTTGAAATTGCTAAATCAGAAATTGAAAACAGTGTATTAGGTGAGAAGCTGTTAACAGAGCTAGATATTAGTAAGGCTACTTTAGAAAAAAGTTTACTTGAAAATGCTAACTTACCTGAAGAACTTAGATTAAAGATTCAAAAAGAAATAGCAGACATTACTTCAGTGCAATTGGGAAATAAAAATCAACTTTTACAAAATGACTTTCAAACAATTACAAATCTTTATGCTGACGATAAACAAAATGCAGACCTTCAAGGTCAATTATTAAATAATGTCAACACAAGATTGGAGAACGCTAAATTAGGTATTGAAAATGAATATATAAGATCAGAGAAAATATTAGGATTAGATAAATTAAATGCAGACATCGCGTCATTAATAGGTCAGAACGCTGGTCAAATTATTGAAAATGATATGAAACAAATAGAATTAGAAAATTATGATGCAATGCAAACCTTAGAATTACTAGAAAAACAAGAATCAATTAATAAACTAATGGCAGAAGCAAAGGAGATGGACTATAAAAAAATTGGCGCAGAGTCTACTGCTAGAAAAGAATTTGTATCATTAAAGGTCTATAAAAACACTGATCAAAGATACACATCATTAACTAATCTCATAGCTTCCGCTAAAGAAGATTCCGCAGCAGGTGATGTTGCTTTCATTTTTGATTTTATGAGAATGGTCGATCCTAACTCTGTTGTTAAAGAAGGTGAATTTCAATTAGCTGAAGATGCAGCTCCTATAATGTTTAAATTGAATAAGATGTTAAATAAAGCAAGAACAGGTGAAAGATTATCTGTTGATCAGAGAAACGAATTCTTATCTACTGCTAGAAGTATCTTTAATCAGTCATTAGAAACATATCGAGCCACTGAAAATACTTATAAGGGAATAGCTGCTAACACATTTGGAGAAGATGCAGTAGAAGACATTATTCCTGGAATACAGTTTGATCAAAAAATACTTGACTCAATGGCAAATGAAGACGCTTTTAAAAATTATCTAAAAAACTTAAACGGAGTGGGTTAATATGGAGTTCATTACTTTTGATGAAATGATAGAAAGTGGTAAGGCCACCAAACAACAAAAACAGTTGTTAAATTTTGAGAGATTTGGTTTATTGCCTGAGGACGTAGCCTCGGCCGTAAATGAAGAGAGAGAGTTAGGTAATTTTCCTAAACCTCTTGTTCCTGTTTCACAAGAAGAATTTGATACATATAAAGATTTCATGAAAGACTTATCTAAAACAGGATTTATGGGAGACATACAAAACTTTAGCGATGAAGATTTTGCTAAACTGTTTTATACTTTAGATAGAACTCAAAATTTTCTTACAGATAGTGATGTCTACAAAGAATTAGGCGCTATTATTGGCGGAATTACTGGAGCACAAGTTCTAAATACACCTGGCGGAACTGGTAATCTTAACTCTAAACTATCAAAGATAGTGACTAAATTTCCACGAATAGGAAGAATGATTGGAGCTTTTATTGGAGGAGCAGGTGGATCCACACCAGGTGTAGCAGCTTCAGATAATTCTATTAGCGATAAATTCAAAGAGATAATAGGTTTCGGAGCGCGCGAAGCGGCAGGCGAAGGAGCCTTTCAACTTCTTGCAAAACTTTTTGGAGGTAGATTTAGAAAATTATTTACAGGAAAAGAAGGACAAGCTTTAGAAGCAGGAGCTAAATCTTCTCAAAAACTTTTAACTGAAGCTGGAGTAACTTTGACTCCAGCTAGATTATCTAAAAATACTACAATTGATATGATAGAACAATTGGCTGAAGTTTCTTTTTTTGGTGGACAAGGAATAAGAGAAGCAGGTGAAAAAGCTGTCGATGTTTCTCAAGAGCTACTAGGTAAATATTTAAATGATCTTTATTATCCTGGGACAGCAGAAAGAAATTTCGTAAAGAATTTTTCTGAAAAGGCTTCTTTTGAAAATGTAGATGATTTAATGAAAAACTTTTTAGTAAAAGGAAGAGATTTTTATGACACAGCAGTGAATGCTGCTTATAAAAATGTTAATCAAACTGCAAAAAAATATTTAGGAAATAATAAAATTATAGATATGCAAAAAATGTTGGCCTCCTTTGATAGAAAACTTAAAATTCAGGGAGGTGATATAAATGACCCTGCCGTTCTATCTTTAAGAAAGTACATTGCAAATTTTGCTAATGAAGGAAAAGGTGGAGTTGACTTTTTAACGGGTAAAAACATAAGATCTAATTTGTTAGGAAAAACAGGTTACTATACTACATCAGGAACAACTCCTCCAAAATACTTAAATAAAATAGCAGGTGATATGGCTTCTGATATGACTAAGTTAATGAATGAATCTATTAAAGCACAAGTAAAATCA